ATCATATCAACTGATCCATTCGGTATATCTTTCATCAACTCCAAACAATCACCTTGCATTAATTTAAACATAAAAAGATCACCACCTCACTTATCTTAGACGTTCCATAAGATAATACTTAGAACGCTCCAAAAGCTCCTTTTCAGCATCTGTTAAGTCTGAATCAAGCACCCCTGGACCCTTCACATATACACGTTCGGTATCCTCGAGAGTAGTTATTTCTATCAAATTTGGATACGTATTCCTCTCCCTCATTTAAAATCACCCCTTATATTTTACTCTGTGGTTGAAGATCTAATATATCCTACCTTCATAACCGATTCCTCCATCTAATTATTTTTATAATGTGAATTAAAACACCACCACCATAGATGGAAACGGAGCTGAATTTTTAGAATCTCCAAACTTTAACCTTCCCCTCACAAATCGGATTTCTTTCGCCTTGTGGTATATGTAATCGTGAAAATAACTTGTGTCTGTTCTTGCAGGTATTAGCATTACAACGGTTGTGTTTGGTTTTTGGCTTTCCTCATAACATTTCTTAACCCAATCTTTTATTGCTCTGCCGTAGGGTGGATTACAAAAGACTGCTTCGCCTCCCCAATCTTGATTTAAGCCATTTTCTTTAATGGTATAGAATTTCTTGCATTTAGCATTTTCAGAAGTAGCACAAGGGTCGAGGGTAAACTTAAATTCTTTGTTCAGCTCATTATAAAAGTCTTGTGGCGTTGCCCATAAATCCGTTTTACTTGAAAACATTACTGCCGTATTTATAAAAATCACCTCTTTCTAATTATTTTTATAATGCGAATTATTTGTATATTGATATTTGTAAAGGCTCATTCATTTGACTTGAATACGGTTTTAATATTTCATACACTTTTGTTGCAGTTTCCATACTCCCGCAGACCATAATGAACGGTATATCAAAACAATGCCATTTATCTGGTGCAATATTCTCTGCTTTCACTTGACGCATAGAATCAAGTATTGATACATCTTCCTCTGGTAATGTGATACCTAGCCTTTGTTGTATTTGCTTTGTGTTTAAATTTCCAAGTAAAATTCTCATTTTTACATCTCCTTTTGTTACACATTAATTCCGTAATCGGTTATCTAACCAAATTGTACCATATGGATAAAGGTATGGCAAGCATTTTTTAGGCAGTATGTTGACCCACTACCCAATCGCTAGCGCCATATTTATTAATACGATCACCCTTTTACTTTCTTATACCATGTTTTTCTTCGTACGCTCTAACTCTCCTATAAAATGTCGCAGGCTTTAGTCCAAGGGCCCTCATCATATACTTAGGTTGAGTTTCCCCATTTTTCCATAACCTGTATTGTTCGGCGAATAAGTCCTCGTCCACAGCAATAGGTTTTCGCCCCTTGTATTTACCTAACCTCTTCGCTTCCTCTATCCCCTCTCGTTGCCTTTCTAACAACACCTCCCTCTCCATTTGTGCTAGTGCTGCGAATACCGTCAACATAAACTTCCCCGATGGTGTGGATGTGTCGATGGACTCTTTTTGGCTAATAAATTCAACTCCCTTTTCGGTTAATTTTTCTGTTAATTCCAATAAGTCTTTCGTGTTTCTCGCAAATCTACTAATGCTCTCCACTATCAATGTGTCACCCTCACGAATAAAACTCATCATTTCTTGCAACTGTGGTCGTTTTTTATCCTTACCACTTACCTTTTCAATGAACATTTTGTCTACGCCTAATTTTTCCATTAACACTTCTTGCCTTGCCGTATTTTGCTCTGTGGTTGATACTCTTACATATCCAACTTTCATTTTATTATCCCCTTCCTTTTTATATGGTTTGTCTTTCGTTGAGTCAATAATATCATAAAGGTTTAAGCGTGTCAATAGGTTTTTTTATATTGATAGAAAATATTTCTTTTTATTTTTTGGGGTGGTGAGGGGGGTGACGTACCCCTTATACCGAACATATGTTCCCCCCCGGGTAGGGCAGCAGCAGCCAGGGAAGCAGCAGCCAGGGGACTGTATCTATCAATAGACTATAGGTTAACGACTATCAAAAATGCTATATCAATAGATATAAAAAACTATAAAAAAGATAAAAAAATCTATCATAATAGCTTGACACTACCCTATTGATATAGTATAATTAAGACAGGTTAAAGGATTAGATCTAAAAGGGAGGAATAAACATGGAGACAAAATACTATGAGAACGGCGACAAAACAACTATAATCGAATACAGGTGGGTCGGGTATGGAAAGGACGCTAAATCGGTATTCCAAAAGATAATTACCGTATATAGCATAGCAGAAGGCATTATAAGAGATAAGGAAAGACAACCTATTAAAGCATGGTATAGGTAATAAAAAGGCCTTAAATCGCAAATATAAGGCATTAAGAAAGGGAGGGAGCACCGGCATGCTATATCTAATCATTATCCTGATATTATTACCGATATTGATCTGCCTAGATGTGGCCAGAAGGTCCTAGGCAGACATAAAAAAAGAAGGAGGGCTTAAACTATGAATAATGTCTATGATCTAATTACTAGGCTATACCAGGAGGAAATCAACAACTATAATAAATATATGAACAATAATCCTGGTGACAAGAAAAGGACAAGCGACCATATTTTAATCTGTTCGACGTTTTGTCAAATATTACATTCAATAAAGGAGGACTCAAGCAATGAAGAACTTTAAAGAATTAAAAAAGAGGGTAGACTCACACAGGGCAACTAGTGCATGGAGTAGAGGGGTTAGGGCATACGCTTTAGACTTATTAGATCGCCTAGAGGAGGGAATAGAAGGTAACTGGTTTAGCGATGAAAACATACTATCACCGAACCTATTAAAAAAAGAATTGCTAAACGGCGCTATGGACTGGCTAGAGTACTCAGAAGGTGGATGTGCTTTAGTCTATGATGAGGATATAGCCAAAAGACTATGCACACCAAGCGAATTAAAGCAAAAGAAAGGCGGACGATTACAACCTAATAGCCGTGAAACATGGATCGAATTGCAGGCCCGGGCATTATATCAAGCAGCAGGCCTAATAATTAGAAGTGCTAAGTATATCAAATAAAGCAGAGTGACGGCGGGATTCACCCGCCGGTAATGCAGCCGGGCAGACTGTCACAAGCTCAGACAGCCCAACCGCATAATAAAAATTTAGGAGGTTGAACTATGATTGAATCCATGAAAAAAGCTTTGGAGTACGCTATAGCTAAAAGTGAAAACCCGACTAAAATCAAAGAATACGTGGAAGAATACTTTGGTGTAATAGGCGGGGATCGTCGCTATAAATTCAAATGGAAAGCAATTGCAGGTAACCACAAACACACGTTTTCAGGTATATTTGAGTACCACGGCAAAGCGTATTACTTCAACAGGATAGGAGGCGAACTTGAATTAGAATATCATAACCGGTAACATATAAAGCCGTTGCAGCGGCTATAAATAGGACATTAAGCTGCAAGCGTTGCCCGGGCAACCCGGGCAGGTTGTCAAATAAAAAAGGAGGTGTAAAAATGAAAAAGTTAAGAGGACATTTTAAGGGTGAAAACGACTATTTTATCGACGGCTACAGGGTAAGCAATGAGATAGCAGACAAGGACCTATACATCTACAATAGGGACGGCGACTTATTAGAAGTAATCGACATGCCAGACTTTTGGGAAAAGTATTTATATGAAGCACAAACAGCAGATAATGAAATCGAATTGAAGTTTGAAGGGTACATAATCGAAACTTTAGGACTATAAAAAATGGAGGTATAAAAAAATGACAAGTTTAAAAGATTATGAGGTTATTGAGTATGAAGGAAAAGAGTATTTTATTAAAGAGCAAGCGGAAATATCTCATTCTACTAAAGTAAGGATCGGCGACTCTATTTTATGCTTGGAGGGAACAATATACGAAGCACCTTGTATCGATGAGCAAGGTAACGAATATACAGCTTATTGGGTGGCAGATGAAAACGCTATAACACCTGAAAACGCTTGCAGGTGGGACAAGCCAGATTATATAGAAAAAGTATAATATTATAAACTCAACCTGCTGTCATAGCAGGTTTTTTTATGTATTTATGCCCTTTAAACTGGTCCCCTGGTCCCCTGGTCCCTCTACTTTTTGACCTTATAGAGCGAATAAGGGTATTTTACCAGGGGAGCATAGGAAAAGTTACGAAAGTTACATAAAAGTTACATACTCTCCTAGACAAAAGTTACATACGAAAGTTACAAAAGTTACACCTGAAAGTTATATATTTTTATTTGCGAAAGTTACATAGGTTTCTGGGTGAAAGTTACACAAAAGTTGGATGAAAGTTACATACGAAAGTTACGAAAGTTACAAAAGTTACATACAAAAGTTATATCGCTTTATTTCCTTCATATTTTCGATTTAAGCCCTTTTACCTCTAGGGTGGGAAAGTTATATTAGTTACACGTGAAAGTTGCTTAAACGTGAAATATGTGCGAAATAGGCATATAATAATAAGGTCGGGCTTGTTTGCTTCTCTTGGCTTAGTCTCAAGGTTTATCCACTTAATTTAAAGCCATATTCCTCCATTATGCAAGTTTATGCACGTTATGCACCATGTATTCATATATAACCCCGAGGTTTTACCTCATTTATTCCAATATTTAGGTTATTAAATGCAAGTTTATGCATGAAAGTTGCAGAAAGTTCAACTACCGAGGAATCCTCGATAGTTCAACAGGCTTTGTTAATCATCTTCCACAACCCCTTGTGAAAGTCGCTGGCGGATCTGCTCCTTGTCAGCTGTTTCACCAAGAGGATTGGCAGGAGTAAGAACGTATTCCTGCTGATCTTTGAGTCCAAAGTAGTTTTTGGCACGGAAGATGTAAGTAGTGGGGTTTACCTTGTTTTCTTGTACCATTTGGGCGTCAAAACTGGCCAAGATTTCCTTCGCTTTTTTTATCAAGTCTCGTCTCGTCGGGGTGCTTCCTTCCCCTCCAGTCTCCCAACGCCATATAGTCTGCCTTGGATATCCCAAAGCTAAGCTCATAGCCTCAACCGTCAACATCTCTCCGTTCTCTAAGGTTCTTACAAAATACTCCTGTAATCTCTCAGCGATTTCCTCATCTGTAACCGCTTTAGGCTTGTTGTACCAATAGAGAAGGTTCTTGCCTATCCGTCTAACATCTTCTGCTTTAGCACTTGTATTATGAGCTAAGCTAGCAGATTTACTACCACGTTTTTTCTTGACAACTTCTTCGCCTTGCTTTATCAGATCATCTTTAGGGGTATGTTGTTTATCACTCATTTAGTTATCACCTCACTTGTGTTTGTCTTTGTGAGCTCTATTTGGTTTGCTAATCATCCTTTAACTTATGATTTATTTTTGAGGAACTGTCTTTGAACAACACTGACTTTGCTTTGTCCCATTGTTTCTTGTAACTTACTTTGGAATAAATCCTGATACTTAAAACAATAATAATTGCCCCTGCCCACAGCCACCAATACTTAATCAGTTTCTGTCCTTCTGTTAGGTTTATCATGTCATTGATGAATTGTTTCATTTTATTCCCCCTTTTATTAATTCACCTAACAAATATAAGGCTTCATTTGGTTTAAAACCCTCTTCTATTAGGTTCTTATACATAGTATACATAGTCCGTGAGCACTCTATCAGAGCATTGTTTGTCGTTTCTTTATAAATATCTTCCTGTAACTTGTCCCAGAAATTGTTACTCATTACACACCCTCCTCTATAGCCGGCTGGATAAATCTATATTAATCTTCTCTCCCTTGCAATGGCCTTAGATATTTTATTAACTATAGTCCATAGCTTTTCTTGATTGATGTTTCTTTCTTTGGATACTTGGTAGATGTTATCTGCTAAGGTGTCCCCTCGCTTATAGATATCTATGATTAATTCTTTGTCTGAGGGGTTTAGCTTGCCTAATACTTTATCTACGCATTTGTAGTTAATTTCATCTATATTGGTTTTGTATACGGGTCCTTTGCGAGAATAAAACCTTAACATTCGATTTATATAATCTGCGTAGTATGGTTTAGTCATTGTATCCCTCCTATTTTGGTTTTTATATTATCGCCTGGGTTTTTCTCTCTCTGCCATGTAGTACTATTTTAGGATACTGAGTGCTAGCTGGACTAAAGCCTTTTTCCTCGCCGTATCCTCCAAAGTTTAAGAATGCGTTGGTATTTACAAACAGTTGATCTACTTCGGTTATTTTTTGGTTTCTGTAATCCGTCCTGAAAAACTTTTTTCTTAGTATCATTGGTGTGTGAGTATGGCTTACTAAAAATACATCTGCATCTATGGTTTCTGACATTTCTACTAAGCGTATAGCTTTTGCCCCGACTTTTCTTCCACCGCCTGTTCCGTGTTTTCCATAGATTGCATATGGCATTTTGCGATAATCCCTGCCCATTGATTTTCCAAACTTTACAAATATAAGATAAGCCCCCTCTGAGTACACATGGGGTATGCCTAACCTTTGGGCTACTTGGTACATTACAAGTATTCCATCATTTCTGTAGGTCCTGTTTTCGTGGTTACCTTCGGTGATGGCTAGTATTTTATGTTTAATGGGTTCTAATAG